TATAGGCAATACATACAATTGGATGGATTCTCATAATGACGTTCACTTAGATAATACCTTTGAGAAATCAATTAATGAGCGAGGAGCAAAGGGTAAGATTTGGCATTTACACGATCACGAGCAGAAAGTTACTGCGAAAGTTGGAAAGCCTATCAAAGTATATGAGCAATCTGTTAAATGGTCTGATCTCGGAGTTGATAAGCAAGGAACAACTACAAGCGTAATGATGGATTCTAATATAATGCGTACTTATAACGGTTTGATGTTCCAGGAATACAAGGATAACAATATCGATCAGCATTCTGTTGGTATGTATTACGTTAAGATTGATCTTGCTGTTAACGATTCTGAATATAAAGAGGAGTTCGTTGAATGGCAGAATCATATCGGGAGCGTAGGAAATAGAGAGAAAGCCGAAGAAAGCGGATATTTTTGGGCTGTTAAAGAGGCAAAACTTATAGAAATTAGCGCAGTTTTAGAGGGTTCAAACGAGTTAACTCCTACAATTGATGCAAAAAACATTAAAGATATTGAGCCGGAGAGATCCACTCAAGAAAACGAGCCGGAGAAATCCACTCAAAACAGCGATCATAAAGAGAATGATCGTAGAAATACATTAATAAAATTAATTCAAAACTAACAAAACAATGGAATTTGTTACAAAATCAAACGATGAGTTAGAGGCAATGTCAAATGAAGATTTGCACTCTTACTATACTGCCAAACTGAAGCACGAGAAAGAGGTTTTAGAGAGCAGAGTAAAAGCTCTGGAGGAGTCTGATAAAGATACCGAAGCGCATAACAAACTCGAATCTGAAGTAAAAGAGATGAGAGAAAACACGCTTAAAACTTTATCTGAAGCAATTCACGAGCAAGGAATGGTAATGGCTAAATTAAGAGATGGATCTCTTACTGCCGGAACTATTGCAAATGCTGAGAATACAATCGAAGCGGCTGTTAAAAACAATCTCGATAACTTGAAATTGAGTAAAGAGGGCCGCCACGATTTTAAATTTACTATCAAAGCTGTTGGCGATATGACTATCGCAGGGAATGTTACAGGAGGCGCTATGCCACAAGCTGAGAGATTAGAGGGCGTTAATGACATTGCAGAGAGAGTTGCAATGACTTATCCTTTAGTTCCTAAATTAAACACTTCGGCAAATACGATCGAATGGGTTTACGAAACAGGGCAAGAGGGCACAATCGATGGAACGGCAGAAGGTGCGGCAAAAGATCAAATTGATAATGATTTTGTTGTTACATCTGTTTCTCTTGTTAAAAGAGCGGCTTATTTCAAAGTTTCTACTGAGATGCTTGATGATATTTCTTTTATGGCAGGTTGGTTAAGAAACAAATTGATCGTTCGTCTGTTCTTAGACGTTGACAATCAATGTTTGAACGGTGATGGAGTTGCTCCAAATGTTAACGGAGTTATCAATCAATCTACTGCATTTGCGGCAGGAACGTTCGCTAATCAAGTTGATAATGCTAACGATGTTGATTCATTAGTAGTTGCTAAAAATCAAGTAAAGATTGCAAATCAAGGTGTATCTGCTCTAACGATTATGATGAATCCATCTGATGTAGCAGGATTGTTATTGACAAAATTGTCAACAACAGATAAAAGGTATGTTGATCGTTTAATTATGGTTGGTTCTACTTTAATGCTTGATGGAACTCCGATAATTGAGAACAACAATATGGCGGCAGGAGATTTCCTTGTAGGAGATTTCTCAAAGGCGATCATTGCTCAGAAGTCTGGAATTATGGTTGAGATAGGATTAGATGGAAACGATTTCACTAAGAATATGAGAACTATCCTGGCTGAATGGAGAGGACAATTATTTATCCAACAGAATGACAGAACTGCATTCGTTACGGGAACATTCGCAACGACAAATGCTGCTCTTGAAACTCCGTAAAACTTGAGTAAAAATGGCTAAGAAAAAAGATAATACCGAAGTAAAGAAAACAGTTAAAGTTGAAGCACCCGTTGAAAAGGTCGAAAAGGTTGCACCAAAGAAAGCGAGTAATTCAACTAAAGCTGTAAAATTTAAGGCATCGAAGGATTCCGGCAAACTCAAAAAAGATCGTATTTATACGGTTTCTCTTAATGTTGCTGATCTTTTGGAATCGAAAAAACTTGGCAAAAAAGTATAAAAAATGGCAATTATAACAGTTGATAATTTTGTTAATAAGTACGAATTAACGCTTACAGATTTCAATACTACTCAATTAACGAGTTACATTGATCGATACGAAACGATTGCTCTGGTAGAGCTATTCGGAGTCGAGCTTTATGATCTTTGGGTTATAGGTATTGGAGCGAGTGATCCAATTTATACTTTCCTGCGAGATTCGTTTACTGTTCAATTGTCAAATGGCGTTATTCTCAATAGTAGAGGCGTGAGCGATATGCTTACAGGCATTGTTTACTTTTACTATTCGAGAGATATTATGGCGCAACAGTCAAGTAATGGCGTTGTTGAGAAGAAAGGCGAAAACTCAGAGAATGTATCCGGCTATTTTGCTAATATACAATCTCGTTGGGATGAGGCTATCGAAACATACAACGCAATTCAATATTATGTTAGTGATAATTTAGATGTTTATCCCACTTTTGAGGGCCACATCAAACAAACATTACCGCAATTTTGAAGGATATTATATACATAGTAGAGCAGGAAATCGTTGATAAAATGAATGTAATCGTTACGGTTGATTCTTTTATCGGCTATGTTCTCTCTGTTTGTGATGTTAAATGGGCAAGAATAGGAATGATTGTAACAGATGGATCGTCAAATAAATATACAGTTTCGGCTGTTGATTATGATCTATCTACAATTACAGTTAGTCCGAATGGAATTTATGCATTTTCCGGAACAACTCTAACATTAGTACGACCGTATTTCTTTGTTGGTACGCCAATTGCGACTAATAAAGAATGGAAGTCTTTTAATAGAGATGAGCGGAAAAAAGTTCCTTTTGCCTGGATGCTTGAGCCAACGAGCGAATCCTTTAACTCAGAGCAAGATACAATAGAGCGAGAGAGTTCATTAATAATGATCTTTCTCGACTCTAATAACGTCGAGCAATGGAATACAAAGGAAACGCACTCGGAACGGCTCAGAGCAATTTACAATATGGTTGAGGAGTTTATTAATACGATCAAAAGAAATACTTTGTTTTATTCAGATACTTTAGATTTTGATACAAAGAATTTCACGAAATTTGGTCGAGAAACCTCATCCGGTATGGATAGTAATATCATTGACGCAAATCTGGCAGGAATAGAACTACGCCTTACCCTGTCAGTTAATAGATTAGGCGTTTGTATTTGTTAATTAAATTAAAAAAATAGAAAATATGGCATCAACAGGATGTATATGCGGCACGAGTGCATTTCCGAATATGGGAACGCCTAACTGTACGCAAGAAATGTTGCCTATGGCCTTTCCTATTCTCATTCCGAGATGGAAAGCCGATGGTACACGAAATAGCCTTGATGTAAGTTCTGCTACTTTAGGAGCTGACATTCAAGCATTAATAACAACGGCAACGGCTGTGGATGAGAGAATTTATCCATTTCCGAGAGTCCAAAATCCAACAATTCCGAGAACCGATACGGCTTACGAAACTACTGCGAACGGAGATAAGTTCAAATTAGCAGGAGAGGGAGGAGTTTATTCTTTTCTTTTTGAATTGTACGGATCTGAATCTGTTTTTCAATTGCAAAGAGAGTTAAAAAAAGCAGGTTGTATCGACATCGATATGTATATCGCTACTACTGATGGCGCATTATGGGGTACAAAAACAAGTCTTACTTCTACTGATTTGCACGGTTATATGCTTTCAAAAGAAACATTTGATTCGTTCTTTAATTTTCCTGTTCCAGGAGCAAGAGCGAAAATAATGGTTTCAGCAGATGTTGAGCGATCAGAATGTATTGAGAACAGTTATGTAATTACATCATCTGAAATGATCGATACGGGAGGAGTTGCTTCAACTTCGTTACTTGCTAACGTGAGCGGATTCCAAACTCTTGTAAATCCAACTCCATTATCAACAACAATAGAAACGAAAGTTTATATGGGATTTGGAACAGCAGGATCACAACTACCGATCAAAGGATTGGTACAGGCTAATTTTACAATTAATGATGATTCTGATATAACTCAGCCATCGCCAATTGTTCAGAGTTCGCCTCCGGTTGAAAGTCCAGATGGAACTTATACTTTGACAGTTCCGACAATGACAACTACAAATATAATTCGAGTTTCAGTAATTGGAGCGGCAGGATTTGACGTAGCAGATGGAACAACGAATGCATTATAAAATGTATAAATATGAGCAAGAAAGCTAAGATCATAACGGTTGGAAAGGGTAAGAATGAACAACGTTTTAATGCGGATCATTTGAGAACTATTTCAGAGGAATTATTTTTAAGACAAAATATATCATCCAATGATCCAAACCGTTTGCGAAAGGTTTGGAAACAGGCCAACGGATTTACAGTACCGAACTACGAAAATGATGATAACAAAACAGAGGCAAAACCCAAAGTAAAAGAGGCAAAGCCAAAAGAAAACGAGGCATCAGTTAAGTAAGTACGAGCTAAAATTGTAGAAAGGAGGGCGATAATTTGCCCTCTTTTTTTTGTCTAAAAACGTGAAAAAAGCGTTAAAATCAATTTATTTTCAAAAAACTTTCAATTTTCTTTTCGTTCTGAAAGCCCTATAAACAAAGGGAAAGCGCATTTTTCTTAAAAAAAAGTGAAATAATAAATCCAATTGATAGTATATAATAGATATATATTACTTATATTTGATTATGTCAAACAACAAAAACGATATTATGAAAGCAAGAAAGCGAATGAATGAAATGACAAAGCAAGAGTTAGTAAACTTTGCGATTGACGAAAACTTTACTCTTGGAATGGTTGAAAGGTACAACGTAAATACTGAACTACTTATTGAAACTATTAAAGAAATGAAACAAGACAATTTAAAATTAGAATTAGTTGATTGCATTTCTTACACATCATTAA